GAAAGGTCAGAGTGCTCAATCTTAAAGGCTTTGGTATGCCTTTTAATTCCGCAGTACTTTCCCTCGCCCTGACACTCTTCACGCATAGCGATCAAATTCTGTTGAGACTATTTTGCGCTGAGTTTCCCTGTCAAACTCCTGAAAGCTGAGAAAGTGTTTGTGTCCACAGCATTCGTCATTGGTTGTTTGTAATTCCAAACAGGTTTCACAATAATACAATCCATAGAATTCTTTTAAATTCTTAGCTATAAAATCTTCGTACTCTTGCTTTAATTTCATTTTGGATCTCCTTTAAATAGTTTACTAATCTTTTCTTAAATGACCAACTATATGGCCCATCTAGTTCAATTCTCATACTGCCTTCATTACTCGTTGATTGCGGCCTGAAAACCCTGGGCGTTTCTGGCCTGTATCGACTACTAATCCTTTATGGATTAAAGGACGATATCGAGGTGTAATTGATGATGATCTAACATGGGATAGGACAGACTCAACATCTTGGCTAATACAACCCTCTGGAAAGCTTTTAATAACGTCCAGAACGACTTGCTCCATGTTGCTAACGTCTACACTCTTAGCGGCCTCTTTTGATGTTTCAGGATCTGTGATTCGGGCAAAGCCCTGAGTAATCATATTATTCAGCTCTTCAAAAATTGAAAATGTTTTCATATTTACCCCTTATATGTAATATTCGTATGCCATCTCATGGAGAGCATCACCACATTCTTCGGTTAGTTTAATCAACTCATCATCAGTTAATTCTTCTTTGGTGTCTTCCCATATTGCATAACAAAAATATGCATCACAAAAGTCTGGGTAATCTGTTGGGTCAACACCATCTACTTCAACGTCTATAACATTACGATTATTTAATTTCATTTTGGGACTCCTGTTGTTGTCTAATCCAGATTATTAATTGGGCTACATCTACAAATTTGTGTTGGGTTGATTCTGAAATCATGTCAAGTACAAATTGCTTGCCGTCTGCAAAACCCTGTTTATATGCATCTAATTCGTCTACTAATGCCATGTTATTCCCCATCATATTCATTGCGTGATGCCTGGATCTTGGCCCATACCAATTGCTCGATCTCATCTAAATTGTCATCATTAAGGACCGGTATTATGTCAATGCCGTTGTAAACAACTTCATCGATTTCAATGTACTCATCAAAGTCAGGCTCATACTTCAAGCCTAAGCTATCTGTTGACCCTACTTGACCACCATCATATGTAAAGTAAACCTCTACATTTGCGCTGTTATAGAACACAGTTAACATACTCATTTGGAACTCCTTTGTAGTTAATCAACCTGTTGTTGATGAACGTAGTTTACTATACTGGTTAACTAAATCAATTGGTTGTTGTATTATTTTTGTACTTTAAACCCTAATAGGGTAAACCCTAATACTTATATATGGTTTACTGAATGTGGTATAGTAAATCTTTTAAGGAGCTAGGAATGACAAAAAAAATAGATAACATAACTATTGAAGAGCTGGAGAAGAGAGCAGGATCTATGTACAAGGTAGCCAAGATCTTAGGGATTACAGTTGTAGCCGCTTACAAATGGAAGAGAAATAATAAAATTCCAGCTCCCAGGATTAAGTCTTTAATGCTCTTACATCCTGAGTGGTTTGAACCTATTGAAGAAAAAGTTGAAGAAAAAATAGAAATACCTGCATAATCGTATATACTGAAAGCGTTGCAGTGACTCGCAATGTTTTAGACCACTTAACTAAGTATCTTGTCTTCATGCAAATCAAGCATTGAGGAGAGTCACCAAGATACTTAACTTAAGTGGTTTTTTCATTGGGGAAGCGCAATACTGATCGGGGTTAGACAACCAGACCCTTGAGAATGTGAATGCGACAGACTCAGATAAACGTGCTGAATCAGGCAGGTATCTCCTAAAGACTAGATCTTTTCGGGGTAGTGAAAAACTGAACAAGGTAACTTGTAAGCTAGATAAACGAGAGCATTAGCAAAGATGAAGTGAATAATCTTTGTAGTTATCAGATCTTCCTCTGGTTGTCAAATCGTGGGTTATTGTTTAATTAGTAAACTTAAAGGAGTTAGATATGGTTTCAAGAAGTGTAGAAGTAGATATGAAGTTAGATTCTTTAAAGAATTGTGTAGATGAACTTTATGAAAGATTTGATCAAATTGATGTTGAATTAAAAAGATTAAATGAAAGTTTAAATATTTTAAAAAATAGATTAGACAACACATTAACTAGCATGAGTTATTCAGATGAGAAAGTGCTTGCAGTAGAAAGTTATTTTGGTGTTATTACCCAAAGATTAGATAACATAGAAAGTTATAGAGATTTCAAAGAGAAAAGATATGAAGAATTAAAGCAAAAAGTAGGAATAATTATTTCAGCTACCTTGATCTCTATATTTGTTTTTACTATTGGTTACTGTTGTGGGGTGTTGCAATGGAAATAAAAGTTATAGATAGATTGTTTGAAAGATTTCAAGAGAAAGGATTTGTTACTGATTTCTTAAATAAAGAGGAATGGTTAAAAGAGTTATCTTGTTTTGAAAATAATTTACAAATGATTAAATTTGGTTTACAAAATATAAAAGATGATTTACCCACTGCTAAACAATTTGTAAAAATGTGTTCTCCACTTTACTCGGTAGAAAGACACTTAAACACTTACGATGGTAAACAATGGGCTAGAGATATTTTGGCTAACTATCAAGCAGGCCGATCAGTAAGACCTATTTGTTTAACTTTTGCTAAAGAGGCTTTGAGGATAAAAAATGACATTTGAAGAATCATTAGAAGATTTGGAGTGGAAATACGCAGAATTAGCTATTAAACCAGGCTGGATTGAATACATAAGATTTGCCGTTGGCGAGAAACAAAAACAAAGTAAACTGTTTGCTGGGATGGGCGAACGAGTTAAACTAAAAATTGAAAGATTAAAGAATGAACAAACAAATGGCAATCAAAACATTGAGAGATCACCTGAGTGAAAGTAGCACACACAAATGGAAATTAATAGAAAAAGCAATAGATATTCTTGAAATTCAAGATGCTATAGATATGCAGTTTGACAATGAATATTACAAAAGATTAGAAGATTTTAAATTTAATATAGAAGGAGCTTTTAATGACTTTCATGCTCCACTTTAGAGTTGATATAGACCCTGTTGCAAAGGGTAGGCCTCGCTATGCCAAGCGTGGTAACTTTGTATCTACATACACTCCTACCAAAACAAGAGATTATGAACAAATAATCAAGTATAAAGCTATTGAAGCAATGGGTAGCTCTGAGCCTCTAGAAAGCCCTGTAAGAGTCAATTTAGAGTTTGGTATGCCAATACCTAAGAGCACCCCAAAGAAAGCTTTAGAGGCTTATTTAGATGGATCTGTAAAGCATATAAAGAAACCTGATGTTGATAATTTAGCTAAAGCAATACTGGATGCGATGAATGATGTGGTTTATTTAGATGACAATCAAATAATTAGGTTAACAATTGAAAAAAAGTATAGTAAACTAGGTTATATTGAGATTAACGTCCAAGAAGATTTAGAGTAGAGGTTATATGACTAAAGAAGATGCTGTTAAATTATTATGTGAGCATTTTAGCGAGGGAATGGTGCGTACGATTATGGATGCACTAAAGCAAGAGCAAAGTGAGCTTAAAGAATGGATAGGTTTGACACATGAAGAAATATCAGTCGAATGGTTTGCAGTTTTTGATGCTGATCCTGGTATTGGAAAAAATATAACCAATGGTGTATTTGATTTTGCTAATGCAATAGAAGCTAAATTAAAGGATAAGAATGGATACTAAACAAGATTGGAAGGGCTTAGATGGAGCTATTGCTTGGCATTTTATTGAACGTCAAGCAGAAAACTGGAATCAAGTTGGCGAGATGATGAATGAATGGTTAAAGGCTAATACACCAACTAAAGAATGGGTAGGGTTATCTGGTGAAGATGATCTTGATTGGGAAGAAGGAGACAGTTTAATAGATTTGTTTAAAGCAATAGAAGCTAAATTAAAAGAGAAAAATGCGCTTTGAAAAAGGTCATAAACGAGCAAAGGGAGGTAAACGTCCTGGTTCTGGAAGGCCGCCAAAGGATGATATTCGAAGAGTGTATATAAGCTTAAACCCTTTGCAGAAAAGATTACTGTATGAGATTACGAAAGAGATAAGACCTCAGCAAGCAATTCAGAAGTTTCTTAACATGAATTTATGATAGAAACGATTAGAAATGGAAGTAGGAAGTTTTACAGGTGTTCAACCTGTTCAACATTGTTTAACGAACTAGGAGTTAGTAATGAGCATTCATGCGGATTTAATATCAAAATCAATAACCGGCAATCGAAGCCTGAAGGTGAGCCAGACGGACTTCGAACAACACCTCAGACACCTTTCAAACGATCTTATAACCTCGAGAGAACTACTGAAAGGTCTTTTGGAGGCAATGGATACAAGAGATCCTAAAAAATTAATTAACTTCATTGACCTTACCAAAACATTCTTAACGAAATGAACAATCATGGACGAAACAATACAAACGATAGACCCACACAGGGCGATAGCTTACATAGTCGAGAAGGCCGAGGAGTATTCGGTAGCGAAGGGAAGCAGGATCGAGTCAGAACACCTATTGAAGACAGTAAAAGCAATCTTAATGAACGAAGAATCGGGAAGCGTAGCTCTAAAGGAAGCTTACGCACTCAGCCATGACACTTACATTCAAAAGATAGAAGAAATTAAGAAATATACAGTTCAAGAAGAATATTTAAAGATGATGTTGGATGCCGCCAAGGCCAGGATAGAAGTTTGGAAGGTTCAAGAGTATAGTAAACGTGCTGAGATGAAGGCAGGATTATGAAGATATTGATTGAACTGGCTATGGACACCATAGCAATATCCTCGATATTGTTTTGTATTTACATAATTATTAAGTATTGCGAATGACATTTGAGCAAGGATTGATGTATGAACCTTAGCCAAGGCAAATTAGCGGATAGTCTTGTTAATGAAATGCTAGAACTAATTCACAAGTACGATGAAACACTTTACATGGCAACAGTTATTGGATGCGTAGAGTTAGTAAGGCAACAGTTAATTATTGATGCAATGGAAGAAGATGATGACTAAAGAAGAAATAATTGAGATGGCTACAAAAGTTTATGGTAAATGTAAATGGCATGAATCTGCTTTGCAACACCTTCAAATCTTTGCCCAATTGATAGCAGAAAAAGAACGTGAGGAATGTGCAAAGATATGTGATGCTATGGATAGCATAAGCGATTACTACACATTAAGGGTTGAGTTAATTTGTGCTCAAGCTATTCGTGCAAGGGGGCAAAAATGACTTATAAAAATACAGGTGAAATTTGTATGGTGACCGTTGAAGATGTAAGCAGAAAAGACGGCATTAAATTTGTTGATTTGGGTAATTACTTTACGGACGATAAAGGAAAAAAGTTTTTATTGACATCTCTTGAAAACGCTGAAAAATATTGGCATTTAGTTAACGTACCAATCTTAATTCGAGCAAGGGGACAAAAATGAATACATGGCCCTTTCCCACTAAATTACCTGTAACGCCACCAAAACCCGTAAAATTTAATCCAGATAATTACGACCAAGCAACATTTTAAGGAGATATTATGAAAGACGGACTTTATGCCAACATCCATAAAAAGCAAGAGAGGATAAAACGTGAAAAAGCAGAAGGTAAGAAGGTTGAGAAGATGAGAAAGCCTGGATCTAAAGGTTCTCCTACTGCCAAAGCATTTGAAAATAGTAAAAAAACAGCGAAAAAATAATGCCAAGACATAAAAGTTCATTAACCGATGGAGTATGTTTTTCTGTTCGTATGTCGAAAGCCCAGCGTGAAATGTTTAACGACTTGGGCGGCATCGATTGGCTGAGAAAATACATTGATAGACAGTTATTACAAGAAGAAATCCAATTAAGATGTACCGAGACAAAGACCTCCTCAGACTCGCAGAGAATCAACCCTGTATCTTACAAGCCCTATCCAACTGCCTCGGAGAGTCAGAGACAACCGTAAGCGCACACAGTAACCAGCTTGTACATGGCAAAGGAAGGGGCCTAAAGAGTGAGGATTGCTATTCAATTTGGGCTTGTTCACGGTGCCATGCATGGCTTGATCAGGGAAAAGGGTCAAAAATAGACAAGAATGCACATTTTGATGAAAGATTTCCTTACCAAGTTTGGGAATGGAAAAAAATAGCAAATGACAAACTTCAGAAGCCTTGGAAAGTTGATGCGGCTCAAAAGGTACTTAATTATTTAGAGGTAGTGTAAAAAATTGATACCCCCCTTCAATTTCAACGGGGGGGGTCAAATGCCCAAAATACCCCATTTTTTTGTTTTTTTATCAATGAAAGTGAGTATTTACTTACATAAAAGTGAGCACTCACTTCGCTAAAATGTAAGTGAACACTCACTAACTTAATAAAATCAATCTATCCAAATACCCTCAAAATAGTGCTTTAAAACCTCTTAAAACGACCTACAAGCCCTCAAAATAGTTAACCCAATACTACCCTAGTACTTTAAAAATAATGCCTTAAAAGGCCTAGATTTTAATGTAATTTAAGTGAATACTCACTTCACTTACTAACTCAAAAAAACCGGGTATAAAACCCGGTAAATTGACTATTTAAAAATTACATTAACGCCCAAAAATCTGCATCCTCGCAAAAAAATACATAGATAGGGTTTTCTAAGTAATGATAAAAAACAATATTGTTCATAATTTTAGTGATAACGCACAATTTTGCATCGTCAAAATTCTTATTAACGCCGATAGATCCAATTTTTAATTCGTTCATGGTAATTCATCCCCTAAAATTTCAAGATCAATTGCAATGGCCCATAATTGAGAATCGGAGAGATTTAAAAGATTTTCAATTGTAGGAGTAGGGTTAACTGTAGACTCAAGATCTAAGTTATATGCATCAAATATTAATTTAATTAATTCTCTTTTAAGCATAATTTAAACCTTCACTATTTGAATATTTTTTAACATACTATTAACCCGGTTTTTTTGTGCGCCATGCGCCGGGAAGCCGATAATAACGGCCCTATCTACTATTTGACACAATTGACAATTAGAACAATTAACATTGTCCTTATAAGTGGCCGGGCAAGTTATAACAGTATTACCCGCGGGTGTAATCTCTTTTTTAGGCGCATCAATTGATTGAAGAGTAACTACAGGCCCGGCTTTAAGTTCTTTTAATCTATCCGCATCCGCATAATTATTGGCGCTTAGGTTAACTGTAAACCCGCATTTATTGGCTTGACGTATCCAATGAATATTTGATGCTAATTTGACCTTATGAGTATAAGTAAACCCTCTTTTAAATAAATTGGCTTGAACTAATTCACCTAGTAAAACCGGATCAATGGCCTCATTCTCGCCCGGTAGATCACCGGCGATATCATGCCGCCATAATTGTGCATCTGGTAATGATTTAATATTATTAATTAATTCGGGCCATGTAATGCCCCTCTCGCCATTGCTTACTTTACTCCAGTTCCAGCCTACAGGCCCCAAATCGGCATAACAGCCGTTTTTATTTTTTAATGGGCAACTATCAGGACATGATCTTTTGTCGCTTACTGTGCAGGGTATTGGCCCTATTTTCGAATTGGCACTAACCCTAGTAAACTGATAATGATAATTAAACGCTAACCCTCTTGATGCATACGTATCTACTATCATCTCGCCAATTGGCGTTAAAACTGTATTCATAATCTATATCCTTTTAATAACCTAAATACTTTGCTCTGATATATAAAATGCCGCCATATCCAATAACGACAATTAACCCGGAAATAATGAATAAATCCATATAAATCATAATTAATCTCCCTTATTTAAACTAATAAATACTTCCTCTAATGAACCACTAAAAGTAGCAACCCATTGTTTTGCCATCTCCTCATACAAAAAATAGATAACGTCAAGTTTTGCATTCACTATATAAGTTACTTTATAAACAGTCATAAAAACCCCTAGAAAGTTAAGTAGTGCAATATTGCACCTAATAATCTTAACGTGTTGCGCTTAAATGGTTAACTAGTAGAAACCCTATGTATTCACACAATAAAGTTAATTAGTTAACTGCATCATTATTAGTGATCAATCAATCAAATCAATGGACATATATTAACTGTGCGTTAATCGCACAAATAAACCCTATTAGATCCATTAAAAGATCTTATATGGTTCGCAAACAATAAACCCTCACGACATTAGTATGCAAAATACAGAGGAGAAGATACAACAGCATCAATTGTCTTACTTAGGTTATTAAACCGATCTGATCTAACTACAAATACTCTAAGTCATAGGACCCCCCCTAGGTTAATTAAACCTACCCTTAGTTAAGAAGTTAATTAAGTGGAGGGGGGTACAAGGGAATCTACTAAAGAGAGGGGGGGGCCC